TTTTAGGAAGAAAATTTATCCCGATTACAAAGGTCATCGGAATCGTAAGAAGCCGTGTGGCTACAGAAAAGTAATCACAGAGTTAGCTGAAAAGTATGAGGTAATTAAACTACCTGAACTTGAGGCAGATGATGCAATGGGCATCTACGCTACGGCTAATCCTGGCAACATTGTATGTAGTCCTGACAAAGATCTAAGACAGATACCCGGCAAACTATATGACATGAAAGAGTTAACCACAATAGATCCTATTGAAGGAGCTAAGTGGCATCTCATTCAGACACTTGCCGGTGACCAAACTGACGGCTACTCCGGCGTGCCCGGAATAGGAATCAAACGTGCTGTTGCTTTGTTTGAAGAACACGGATACACGTGGAAGACAGTAGTCAAAGCATTTACAGACAAAGATCTAACTGAAGACGACGCACTAATGAATGCACGACTAGCACGAATCCTTACTTGTACTGACTATGACCCAATCCAACACTCCGTCATTCCTTGGACCCCCGCCGCCGATTATCGAGTTGACGATGGAGCAGTCATTCAAGCTTAGAAGGCTTGAAGACATGCTACCCAAGGCAGATAAGGATGACATCATCACATTATTTATGGCGTTACAACGTCAGAACTTTGCCTTAGCTAACACTGTATCCAACCTAGTTAAACAATGGCCAAATCACCTGCCTACTACACCAGAGGCACCATCGAATGCTGGGACTTCATAAGAGATCAGCAACTTAATTACCACCTTGGCTGTGCTGTGAAATACATCTGCCGAGCAGGACATAAAGACAGCAAAAGAAAAGATTTAGAGAAAGCAATCCACTATTTAGAGAATGAATTATACAACACACCAAACGCTGATGGATCAAGCGGAGATATTCCGGTCAGCTTACTCTTTGACGACGGGGACGAGTCAGAGAGGCTGTCAGAAATCTTTAATCGATGAAGAATGGAGTGAGTTCCACGAAGCATTTCATTTAAAGGATGAGTGTGAACAACTTAAAGAACTAGCAGACCTTGTATACGTCTGCTTTCAAATGGCTGCATCCCAAGAGTGGGATCTAGACGAAGCAATGCGACGTGTACACAAATCAAACATGTCCAAGCTAGATGAAGAAGGTAAACCTATCTACAGAGCTGACGGCAAAGTATTAAAAGGAGAGAACTACGCTCCACCAATTTTAGATGACTTAATTTAATGACTAATTTAATATCCCGTACAGGACGGGTTCAATCCTGGATTGATGATCCTAAAGGACGATTGCCTGTATCGTGTACGGTTTTTACCGTAGAGAATGAGATGACAGGGCCAAACGGAATTGAGGCCAGCTGGAAGTTTGCTAGCCACGCTTTAAGATTCGGAGCAGGTTGTGCAATTCACCTATCAAAACTAGATCCAAAAGGATATGAACGACCATCTGGTGTAATGGCTAGTGGTCCTGTCAGTTTCGGTAAAATTTATTCTTCATTAAATGAGATCCTACGACGGGGTGGGCATTATAAGAATGGTGCCATTGTTTTGCATCTTGATTTATCCCACCCAGATGCTATTGACTTTATTACTGCTAATAGATCCGAACTACCTTGGGTTAAACGCTGCATCAACATCACTGAAGAGTGGTGGAAGGATTGTACGTTCAAGGAAGAGCTACTTTATGGAATCAAATCAGGTGACATCTGGCTAAACAAAGTTAAATATGACAATGAAGGAAACAGAATCAGAGGCAACGTATGCCTGGAAGTTTACTTGCCCTCACGTGGAACATGCTTGTTGCAACATGTCTCTTTGGGTGCCTGTGAGTTCGGGGACATCCCGCGAGCTTTTGTTGAAGGTATGCAGGAGTTGTGTACCCTCCACGCTAGAACTGGTATCGGCGATAGTGGGGAATACCTCCCACCTGGAACAGACAGACAAGTTGGGCTCGGAATGTTGGGATTGGCCAACCTCCTACGAAGGTACGGTGTAACTTACGAACAATTTGGAGAAGCATTAGAGGGATATAACAAAAACAAAACTATCCACTCAGCAGCTTATGAACTTGTCTCTCAAATTGCTTCAGGAATTAGCCAAGCAGCCACAATTGCTCGCGAATATAATATGGTTCGAGCCTTTGCTATCGCTCCAACCGCCAGCTGCAGTTACAGAAGCGTGGATCTGGACGGCTATACTTGCACACCAGAAATCGCTCCACCTATCTCGAAGACAGTCGATCGCGACTCGGGTACTTTCGGAGTACAAACTTACAACTATGGTGACGTAGAAATTGCGTCAGAAGTAGGCTGGGATAATTATAAAAGAGTGGCAGATGGCATCATGACGATGCTGAATCGCACAGGACTTCTTCACGGTTACAGCTTCAATTCTTGGAGTGACATGGTGACCTACGACAATGCATTCGTAGAAGAGTGGCTTAGGTCTCCGCAAACAAGCCTCTATTATTCATTGCAAGTAATGAGTGATACACAAGATAAAACTGATGCATATGCTGCACTAGATGCAGAAGATGTAGAGAATTATTTGGAGGACATTTTAAATAATGAAATTACATGTGATTGCCAAGAATGAGACTAGATCCTTATCAACAACTACTAAACAGAAAAAGAAAATGGACACCAGTCCAGACAACTGCCGGATTATGCAAGGCAGGGGCGGAAGCCACGGTACACCGTGCACTTGCGCTGCGACATATGGAACTACCTGTGGGAGATTTTATCCGTGATGGATTGGCTACCGACGTACCAAAGCTATCGCGGAAGCTATTGGAATCAAATGTCACCGACGAGGAAAATCACGACCTGGCACTTGGTTACATTGCCAATGCTTACGGGACTGATAAAAAAGCTGAATCGGAAGCTCTTCGGCTCAGGGAAGCTTGGACTTCGCATCCTGATCACACAATACTCAAGGCGATGGTTGCCGAACGTGCAATTTTCTTCGTTCTTTTACCATTCATGCGCGCTAATGGTGACGCTGGAATGCGAACAGTCAGCGCGGATATAAGCAGAGATGAACAAATCCACGTGGCTGCTAATAGTCTTGTGTGCAGGGAGTTGGGCCTTAGTGCCTCTCCTTCTCTTGATAAATTAAGGAAGGCAACTATCAATTGGGTAATGCAACCCTTAGGTATTAATACTACCGATAAATATTTAGACAGAAAATTTTGGCTGGATTCTAGTGATCGCTTGATGTATGAAGGTAAAGCTCCAGAGCTTTCTTTCACCAAGGCTGCACGGATGCCAGCATTCTTTGAGCATAGTAATGTCAACCTCCCTCAGTACGCTTGAAACTTTGGGGATGCAATCCCGAGGTTTAGTACATCAATTAGAAGAAACATTTCCACCAGTAAACCCAACACCAGAAGATACAATGGAAAAGATTATGTACAGGTCTGGTCAACGCAGTGTTGTTGAGTGGATCATTAATTATATGGAGGAGAACTAAAATGACATCAATAAAACCCAAAACAATTAAAGAAGTTAGATTTGATGGCCGCCCTTTTGAATACAGACGGCCAAATGATAAATATAGATGGGACAATGATGTTGAAACAGGTGGATGGGAAAGTAGCCCGCACTCTTACGAATGGCTTAATCCTTTGTATAAGTATTCAGAAGGTCAAGTTACAGATGCTGTTCGTGCATTAGGTATCAGCAATGTAAATAGGGAAAGCGAAGTTACTCAGATTTTAGATCAGATAAGGAACCCCAACCCTGTTGCTGCTCCTACTCCTGCTCCTGCTGCAGAAACAAACAACAACCAATCTAGCTACACACCAACACCAATAGATGTAGGAGAAGTATACACACCCATTCCAACACCAACACCAACACCACCAACACAAACACCAACACAAACACAAACAAACCAGAATACACAGGAACCATTTGATACAACACCATACGACAATATTATTAGTCAGTTAAGTAGTCAGATCAGCAGCATTACCCAAGCAATGCAGACTAACACAACAAACTTTAACAACCAAATGGCTGAGTATGGTAAACGATTTGACGAGCAGCAAGCCACATATGACAAAAATCTAACGTCAATGAGGAATACATTGCTAGCAAGTAACCAGCCACAACGTGAGCCAGTACTAGGTATTAAGGGGGCTGCAGATAAAGGCAATGCACAAATCAAACAGTTAGGCAGGCAAGGCATGAAGGGGACATTCTCACGTGAAGGTCTACGTATTAAAAACATCAACGTATAATTAAATGCACGCAAGAACAAGGTATGACTATTTAGCAAGCGATCGTTCCCAATTCTTAGAAGAAGCACGGCAAGCGTCAGAGCTTACCCTTCCATACTTAATTCGTGGACATGAAGAACACATGTCAGGTATGAAACAACTTAAGACACCATTCCAATCGGTTGGTGCCAAAGGTTGTGTGACATTAGCAAGTAAATTAATGCTTGCATTGCTACCTGTACAGACCAGTTTCTTTAAACTACAACTAGACGAAAGTCAACTCGGTGAGGAGTTTCCTCCAGAGATGAGATCAGAACTAGACCTATCTTTTGCAAAGGTAGAGCGAATCATTCTTGAATCAATCTCTGCTTCAGATGATCGAGTTGCAGTACACCAAGCTTTACTACATCTTGTAGTAGCTGGTAACGCTCTAGTTTATATGAGTAAGCATGGACTAAAGGTATATCCTCTGAACCGCTACGTTGTGGATCGGGATGGCAACGGTCAAGTGATTGAAATAGTTACCAAAGAAAAAATCTCAAAAGATTTGATTGAAAGTCAGCTACCCAGAGAGGTGCTCGAAACCAATCAAGTTACTGATGATAATGAATACAGTGATAACGTTGATGTCTATACGCATATCAAGCGGGACAACAATAGATATGTATGGCACCAAGAAGTAAATGACAAGGTACTAACTGAGTCACGTGGTAAGGCACCTATTGATATCAATCCTTGGATTCCACTACGCTTTAATACAGTCGACGGTGAAGGCTACGGACGTGGAAGAGTAGGACAATTTATCGGTGATCTGAAGTCCCTTGAAGGACTATCTCAGGCATTGGTAGAAGGCTCTGCAGCAGCTGCAAAAGTAGTATTTACAGTATCACCTTCAAGTACAACTAAGCCTTCCACATTGGCAGCAGCAGGCAATGGTGCAATCATTCAGGGCAGACCTGATGACATTGGAGTCATTCAAGTTGGTAAGACAGCTGACTTCAGAACTGCTTATGAAATGGCAGGCACATTGGAACGCCGCATTAGTGATGCATTCCTGGTAATGAACATCAGACAGTCAGAACGTACTACTGCAGAAGAAGTACGTATGACACAGATGGAATTAGAACAACAGCTAGGTGGTTTATTCTCACTACTGACTGTTGACTTCTTAGTTCCCTATCTAAATAGGAAGCTAAACGAAGCACAAAAGAAGGGAGAGATTCCTAAGATTCCAAAGAACATCGTCAAGCCTACAATTGTTGCGGGTATTAATGCACTAGGTAGAGGACAGGATAGGGAAAGCCTATCTCAATTCCTCACTATCCTAGCTCAAACATTAGGGCCAGAAGCTATTGCTAACTTCATCAACACTGATGAGGTAATCAAACGTCTAGCTGCATCTCAAGGCATTGATGTACTGAACCTTGTACGTTCGATGCAAGAAGTACAGCAAGAAGCACAAGCAGCACAGCAACAACAGATGGCAATGCAGCAACAACAGATGGCAGTTGATGCGATGAAGACACCTGTAATGGATCCATCAAAAAATGGTGAAGTAGCAATGATGGAACAACAAGCACAACAACAACCACCACAATAACTAATATATGGCAGAAGTAATGTCAATGCTCTCTGATGAAAATACTCAGGGAGAACTAAATGCAGATGAACAAGAGTCACTGCAGATAGGAGAAGAGATGGAGCAGCAGCAAGAGACAATGCTTGCTGGTAAATACAAGAATGCTGAAGAGCTAGAAGCTGCTTACATTGAACTCCAGAAAAAGCTAGGAACTCCAGATACAAATGAACCTACAGAAGAATCTGAAACAGAGGAACCTGAGGAACCTGAGGAACAGTCAACAGACTCATCTTTATTTGAAAGGTTGTGGGAAGAATCTAAAGGAGAGTACTCAGAACAAACTCTAAAAGAGTTATCTGAGTCTAAGCCAGAAGACCTAGCAAAGCTGTATCTTGATTATAGAAGTACTCAAGATAAACCAACGATCACTGAATCAGATGCTACTAACCTAAAGAATGCAATTGGTGGTGAAGAAAATTACACCAACATGATGCAATGGGCAAGTGAAAATCTCAATGAAACAGAGATTGGTATGTATGATTCAGTAATGGATTCAGGCAATCGTAATGCTGCATTCTTTGCAATGCAAGCATTATCGTATAGATACAATGATTCGGTTGGTGTAGAGGGGAACCTGTTACAAGGTAAGGCTTCCTCTAACACTACAAAGGGATTCAAGAGTCAAGCAGAAGTAGTAACAGCTATGCAAGACCCACGGTATGACCGTGACCCTGCCTATCGCCAAGAAGTCATGGCAAAACTTGAAAGTTCAAACGTTAATTTTTAAACAAACTACCCTTTATTATTATAATGAAAAAATTTATCACATTTCTCTCAGCCGCTGCTTTGGGAGCACCCGCAATTGCTGGTCCTTATGTCAACGTAGAGGCTAACTCAGGTTGGTCTGGTACTGATTACTCTGGTACTGTTATTGATAACCACGTTGGTTATGAAGGATCTAATTGGTACCTACAAGGTGGTCCTAGTATTGTCAGTCCTGATGGCGGTGACTCTGAAGTAGAACTGTCTGGTAAGGCTGGTGGTTCTGTACCATTGGGTGAGAATCTCGGTGCATACGGTGAAGTATCATTTATGACTGGTGATGACAGCAACGGTTATGGAACTAAAGTTGGCGTCAAGTATAACTTCTAAAATTAAATAAAATAAGGAGGGTGTAATTCCCTCCCTTTACGGGGTGTGGCGCAGTTTGGTAGCGCGCTTGCTTTGGGAGCAAGATGTCGTGGGTTCAAATCCTGCCACCCCGATTAGACAGCCAAGTCTTAAAAATGGTCTTACTTACTAGAACAATAAAATGAACTATTACTTTAATGACCGCTACAATCTCGCTACAAAAACAACAGAATATTTGGAATGACTTTTGTGACTGGGTAACCAGTACTAACAACCGACTTTATGTTGGTTGGTTCGGAGTCCTAATGGTTCCAACATTACTAGCAGCTACAACCTGCTTCATCATTGCATTCATTGCAGCACCCCCAGTAGACATAGATGGCATTCGTGAACCAGTTGCAGGATCGCTCCTGTACGGAAATAACATTATATCGGGAGCAGTTGTCCCGTCTTCAAACGCTATCGGACTTCACTTCTACCCGATCTGGGAAGCAGCAAGTCTTGATGAATGGCTCTATAACGGTGGACCATTTCAGCTCGTTGTATTCCACTTCCTTATCGGTGTCTTCGCTTACATGGGACGCGAATGGGAACTTAGTTATCGACTAGGAATGCGTCCTTGGATTTTCGTAGCTTACTCAGCACCTGTTGCTGCAGCTTCGGCAGTCTTTCTTGTTTACCCCTTCGGTCAGGGTTCGTTCTCTGACGCCATGCCTCTAGGAATTAGTGGAACATTCAACTACATGCTCGTATTTCAAGCTGAACATAATATCCTTATGCACCCGTTTCATATGTTGGGTGTTGCAGGTGTCTTTGGTGGCAGTCTTTTTTCTGCTATGCATGGAAGTCTTGTTACAAGCTCACTTATACGCGAAACGTCTGAGGAGGTAAGTCATAACTATGGTTATAAATTTGGTCAAGAAGAAGAAACGTACAATATTGTTGCTGCTCATGGCTACTTCGGTAGGCTTATCTTTCAGTATGCATCTTTTAATAATAGCAGGAGTCTTCATTTCTTCTTGGCAGCTTGGCCTGTTATCGGTATTTGGCTTACTGCTCTTGGTGTTAGCACTATGGCGTTCAACCTAAATGGATTTAACTTTAACCAATCAATCCAGTCCTCTGAAGGACACGTCGTCAGCACCTGGGCTGACATCTTGAATCGTGCTGGTCTTGGATTGGAAGTAATGCATGAACGAAATGCACATAACTTCCCACTAGATTTAGCAACAACTAAAGCACCAGCAATTGGCTGAGCACACGTCCGTTCATCCCTTCGGGGACGCATGACACTATAAGTATGGAACGGGACTTATAGAACTTCCAAGGAGGTTACTGTGCAAGGCAAGACTTATTGCTATCGCGGTGTCAAGTACACCAAGTGAGATAGATCTTACAGAGGGGTGCAATTCCCCTCATCACTATTGGCTTTAGCCCCTTACGAGGGATACCTTTAGCCGTCTAGACGGTGGGATAGACCACACATACAAATTAAATAATACTCAAAGATCTTTGAGAGTCGTACATAATTAACTCTCTTTTAAAATGGCACATCAGTCTACAGACCTTACAACCAGTTTGGTTAATATTGGTCAATCTAATCTCTCTGGAGATAAACGCGCACTGTACTTAAAGTTGTTCAGTGGCGAAATGTTCAAAGGCTTCCAGCATAACGCGATCGCTCGCGATCTTGTGATGAAGCGTACACTAAAGAACGGCAAATCATTGCAGTTCATCTATACCGGTCGTACAACGGCTGAGTATCATACTCCCGGAAATGCAATCCTCGGTAACTCCGACGGTGCGCCTCCAGTGGCAGAGAAGACCGTCACGGTTGACGACCTGCTGATTAGTTCAGCGTTCGTTTATGACCTTGACGAGACACTTTCTCACTACGATCTTCGCTCGGAGATCTCACGTAAGATTGGATATGCTCTTGCAGAAAAGTATGACCGCTTGATCTTTCGTGCTATTGCACGTGGTGCTCGTGCTGCCTCTCCTGTTAGTGCAACAAACTTCGTAGAGCCAGGCGGTACACAGATCCGTGTTGGTGCAACTACTAATGAATCTGATGCTTTCTCTTCTTCTGCACTTGTTGCCGCGTTCTATGACGCAGCAGCTGCAATGGACGAGAAAGGTGTTTCAAGCGATGGCCGCTGTGCTGTCCTGAACCCACGTCAGTACTACGAATTGATCCAAGCTGTTGGTTCCAATGGTCTTGTAAACCGTGACGCTCAGGGCTCTGCTCTGCAAGGCGGAAACGGCGTTATCGAGATTGCTGGCATCCACATCTACAAGTCAATGAACATCCCGTTCCTTGGCAAGTACGGCACCAAGTATGCCGGTACAACTGGTCAGACATCTCCTGGCAACACCGGTAGCTTCATCGGACCTGCCTTGGAAGATGCTTCTGCCGCTACTACTGGTATCAACAATGACTACGGCACAGCCGCAGAAGTTGCTGCTACATCTTGTGGACTTATTTTTCAACGTGAGGCAGCCGCTTGTGTCGAAGCAATCGGTCCTCAAGTACAAGTCACCAGTGGTGATGTCTCCGTGATTTATCAGGGTGACGTTATCCTTGGCCGCTTGGCTATGGGTGCTGATTACCTGAACCCTGCTGCAGCTGTTGAGCTGTATGTAGGCGCTACGGCACCTTCTGCATTCTGATTTAAATACTCTTTATGGGGTCTCTTCGGAGGCCCTTTTTTTTAACATTAAAATATTATGGCTTTTCCTACCACTAATGCACAGCGAGAGCTGCCAGCTGTAAATCAAATTCTACAGTCATGTGGTCAAGCGCCTGTGACTACCCTAGATCAAACCAACCCGGACGTTGCGATTGCCTATCAGACTTTGTTAGAAGTCTCACGGGAAGTACAGGCCGAGGGATGGTCATTCAATAAGGAGTTTCATTATGATATGACTCCTGATTCTAACAATGAAATACTTATTGCTAATAACATCCTTCAAATTGATGCTGCACAAAATGCTGCTAATGTGAATCTTGATGTAGTAAGACGAAGCGGTAAGCTATACGACAAAGCACATCACACTTATACATTCACAAAGAAAGTATCTTGTGATATTACATGGTTACTTGATTGGGTTGACCTTCCTACACCAATTGCAGACTACATAACTTGTAAGGCAGCTACTACGGTATCAAGCAGAATTGTAGGTGATAGTAATCAATACCAAATGCTTCAACAAAAAGAAGCCTTCACTAGAGCAATGGCTTTGGAGTATGAATGCAATCAAGGTGACTACACCTTCTTTGGACATCCTGGCGAAACCAATACATACAACAGCTACAAACCGTACAACGCACTTTATCGTTAAATGCCTGCAGTAACTCAACGGATCTCTAACTATCTTGGTGGAGTATCAAAACAATCAGACGACAAAATGCTTCCCGGTCAGGTCCGTGAGTGCTATAACGGATTTCCTGATGCAACATATGGTCTAACAAAAAGGCCAGGTTTCAAGCACATAGCAAACCTAGGAACAGGAACAACATATGATGATGCAAAATGGTTCTACATCAATAGAGATGATGCTGAAGAATACATTGGTTGCATCAAAGGAAATGCAGTATACATTTGGAATGCAGTAACAGGTGTAGTCTGTACAATTAACTATGGTACAGGTTCGCAAGCATATCTAAGTGGAATCAAAACAAACTACAAATTACTTACTGTTCAAGATACAACTATTGTCATCAACAATAGTGTAACTGTAGCAGCACAGGCTGCACCAACAGCTATAACAAATGCACAAGCTACTGTTGTACTTAGTCAAGCCCTTCCAAGCTCTAAGTACTATGTAACAATTCAAGGCATAGAATTTAGTATTACATCAGATGCAAACGATTTTACATTTGATGATATCCTTACAGAAAAGTCAGGAAACAACTTAAAGGATGCAATCGAAGCAGGTATAACAGCACAACAATCTGCAAGCAATGCAAACTTTAATGGAACCTGGACAGTCACTAGGAATGGTGACTACAGTCTTGACATAACAAGAGTTGTAAGTGGTACGCCAACAACCTTTACTTTAGAAGCTAGAGGCGGTGTCCAAAATACAAGTCTCGGTGCATTTCAAGATGAAGTATCAAGCATTGGATTACTTCCAGTTGAATCGTACCACGGTCATACAGTAAAGATCGTAAACACAGTATCATTTTATGATGACTACTATGCTGCATTTACAGCAGACAATGGGACAAGTGGCAGAGGTTATTGGGAAGAAACAATTGGTCCTGGCATATCACCTGGCTTGGACAATACAACCATGCCTCATGAATTAATCAACACAGCACTAAATACATTTACTTTTCAGAAAATAACTTATACTGATAGATTAGTTGGTGATGAAGATACCAACAGTCACCCTAGTTTTGTTGGGGAAAAAATCACAGCAGGTTTCTTTCATAACAATAGGTTAGGGTTTCTATCAAAAGATAATGTAGCTTTAAGCCAAGCTGGTAAGTACTATAACTTTTACTTTGAGTCAGCACAGACTGTACTTGACTCAGACCCGGTAGACCTTAGCTGTTCTTCAATCAGACCGACTGCTCTTCATGCTGTATTACCTACAGCACAAGGTGTAATCCTATTCTCAGAGAAACAGCAATTCCTTATGTTTTCAGATAGCGGGGTATTAACTCCATCGCTAACTACAATTAGAACTATCTCTAATTACGAGATGGACAACAATGTAGACCCTGTAGACGTAGGTATCAATATTAACTTCATCAGTAAGACACCTGGATACACAAGGGTCTTTAGCATGGTTACTAGAGGACAGCAGGAGCCACCACAAGTACTTGATTTATCACGTGTAGTAAAAGAATGGATCTCACCAAACATTGATCAGCTGATATCAAGTCCACAGAACTCAATGATTGCACTATCCAATCAAGCATCAAATGAAGTATTTATCTTTAGATACTACAGTGATGGTAAAGAGAACTTGATGGAAACATGGTCAAGTTGGAAAATGCCAGGTACTACACAATTCATCAATATTGACTCTGATGATATGTACGCAGTTACCAAACAAGGTAATCAAGTAGTACTAAGTAAGGCAGCACTAAGTCAAAGCCCAGAGCAAGCAATTATTGTAAACAATATTGGTCAGAAGGTAAACCCTTGTATGGACCTATATGCTACTGCTTCAAGCGTTACTTATGATTCAACTAATAATCTATCGAAGTGCTACCTGCCATACAATGATGTAAGTGAATTAACTCCAGTCTTAATTATTAAAGGTAATACAAGCACTGGTACATTCGTTGAATCAGGGTTTACTATTACACCAGAAAGAGGAAGTGATGGTACAGGACCGTACTTTATTGTTCCACAGAAAGATCTAACCAGCGTAGCCAGTGATGTAATTGTCGGATTCAAATATAACTTTGACGTACATCTACCAACTACATATTTTAGACCTGATGTCAAGATAGCAGACTTCACTGCAAACCTGACTATTGCCAGGATGAAGTTCTCTGTTGGGTTATCAGGTGTGATGAGCTTTAAAGTAAAACAAGAAGGACGTATACCTTATAGCGTATCCTTTACAGGAGATGGATCTACAACAACATACACATACAACAAAAAAGACTTAGACTTTGAAGATAGGTCTGACGTAAAAGTAACAGTAAACGGTATTGCTACTACAGCATATAGTTTCACTAATGACACCACTATTGTATTCAGTAGCGCGCCAGCAAGTAATGCAGAAATTAAATTCTACATTGAAGAATGGTTCACAACTAATCCAGTAATTGAGGCTAATACATATTTAGCAAATGACGTACCGCTAGACAATGAAACTGTATTCGCTGTACCTATACATCAACGCACGGAGAACTTTAAACTAAGGATGTTCAATAACACACCATTCCCAGTTGCAGTTAATGCAATGATGTGGGAAGGAAATTATACACCACGATTCTATAGGAGGGCTTAATTATGCCAGGTTTCATATTTGATTGGTTTAGTCAAAACGACCAGAATAGACAAGCAAGATCGGAACAGAGAAAACTCAAGGCATACAACGAAAAGGTTGATGCGTTTAACTGGGCTGAAACCGAACGCAAATATGATTATGCGGTAGATGGCCTAGATATAACAAAGGAGAATAACGAAAATAATATAACCTATCAAGAAGCCAGTATGGCTTTAGATTATGGTCATAAGATGGGAATCCGTGACTTTGAACATAATCAAATGGAGCGAGCTTATGATAAATCATTAAGCCAAGCTACAAAACAGATGAGCTTTAACGAAATGGCAGAAATGAATGCCATGGGACAACAAGCCAGAGCTAACTATGAAACCAATGTAGAATTATTATTTGATGAAAACAATAGCTTAATTGATTACTTTGCTAATACAACAGGATTAGGGCTGAAGAAAAGTGAGGCATTAAGTCAAGCTAGTTTTCAAGACAGTAAATCACAATTGTCTTACCAAAGTGGTACAGGATCACTTGGTATTAAACGGCGTTCTGCAAGGGCTAAAGGACAGCAGGACGTACAGAAATCAATCCTTGATGGTATGAAAGCTGCTGGTTCAGTAAGAGCGGCTGGAGGCCAAGGAAGGTCTAAAGCAAAAGCTATTCAAGGAATCTTGGCTGAATCAGGAGCACGTCAAGCATCGATTGCAAATGCACTGATGTTCGCTGAGGAAGACATTGACCTAAACATAGGTATGTTGAAAGATCAAATGATACTTGATCAAACAATGGTTTTGTCAGCACGAGATAGTGCAATGAACTCATTTAACTTAGAAACATCTACATTAGATGCAAAGCAATCAATGGACAAATTAGCCTTTAGTGAGACGCGAGGCAACATTGCTGCAAGGGATATATTTGTACAAAATCAAATTAAACAAGCACGTCTTCAAGCAGACCTAAATGCAGAAGCTTCAATTATGTTAAAACCAGAAATAGCTCCGCCTTTACCAGTACCTTACGCACTACCAAGACCTATTTACCAAGACATCTACAAACCAGAGAAGCCACCTGAAACATATACAGCAGCTGCTGCTACAACAAATCCTTGGTTAGCAGCTGGGTCATCAATGGGTAATCTTGTAACAAGCGTAGCAGTGCCATGGATGTCAAATAACTTAATGAGTGGTAGGGGCCTGTTCCAAGGACAATAATGAGTAAATACAAAAAGATGGCATCTGAAGGTAACTTCAGTGCTAACCAACTAAAGGTACCTAATGAAGTACCTAAGATTGTTGAGCAGACTCAAAGGAAGGTTGCTGCATTAAAAGAGAATGCAAACTTTGAACTAAAGAATAGAGAAATCTTTTTACGTGCTCAACAATTTGCACAGCAACAAGAAGAACTAAACAGGGAGCAAAACTTTAAGCTTGAAACTGAAAACAGACAGGCATTCATTGACGTTGAAAAACGGAATATGGAAACCAAGCTTAAAGAAAATGAAGCTAAAGCTAAACAACAAGCAAAAATATATACAGACTTAGCAGCGTTTTCAAACAACGCAGTACAGCTTGGAGTTGCAATTGATCAAAAGATGCTGTCTGACAGGAAGAAGGCAGCAAACGTACTGGTAGATACACACGGTATTACTTCAGATAGAATGCAACAGATCTATGCTGTTGAAGATGGTCTGACTAAATCTCAGTTTAGTAATATCGCTTGGATGCAAGAACTACAAGGTAGTGATGCAACAGAAGATGCAAAGGCAGCTTTTTTTGAAATTTACAAAAACAGAGGAAGCAGAGCATACACTAATGTAGCAGCAGTAGTTCAAAATACTGCAAGAACAGCAGAGAGTAGAGCGGAGGAATATCTCTACAATCTTCAAGTAGAAAATCCTAAGATAACAACTCAGGAACTACTCGAAGAAGTAGATGCTTGGAGAAGGGATGAAGTAAGTAATTTAAACTACGGGGGGAAAACTTACACCCCGGAGATGATTGCCAAACATTATTCGCCAGAAGCCAATAAAGGAATCAATAGAATTAAAACAAGACTCCAAAAAAAGGTAAACACTGAACGTGATGACACTATCAAAACTGATAGGATAGCAGGTTACCGTGTAGCTTTAAATAATGAAGGAGTAGTAGGGTTAGCTAATATAAATGCAACTCTACGTAGTGGTAGCGAGCGGAAGGAATTAGTTGGTTTTATAATTAATGATTCAAACAGTACTAGGAAAGGAGCTACAACTGTCGGGGATATGCAGGCGTTCTTAAGACTACCAGTACCAGGCATGGGTGGTAAAACATTTGAAGAACAATTTCCAGATGAAGCTGCTCTTGTCAATACACAAATCAGGGCTGTACAACGTAGAGAAAGGACAGATTCAAATGCCTCACAGATGGATTTCTTGTTGGGTATTGAAACTGAACTAAGAGTCAAGGCAGATGAATTTAATCAAGACGGTATACACAGCCAAGAAGAGGTTGAGCAATTAGAACGGCTTGCAATGAAGGCTGGCCCTGGATATGCCAGCCCTACTCTTACTGAATTTAAAAATCAATCAAGGTATAAACTAGCTGAAAAGCAGCTTAGTATAGACCTAAATCAAAGGAAAGCAGCAGGCAATCTTACTGCTGACTATGTACTAAGTTTGGGTTTACCAAGAGAACTAGAAGCTACGTGGCTACCACAGGCCAAGGTATCTGATGACTACAGAAAGTCACCTGCTAATGAAGCAGTAAACATTGAAATCAAGGCAAAGTTAACTTCTCAACCAAAGATTAAACCTTCACCTGATGGAAAGTATAACGATAGTGTAATTAATATGGCTGCTTATTACACTAGACAGAAAGACGAACTCTTTGAGACGCTAGTAAGTCAAGGTGTGCGGCCACAACAAGCACAAGATCAAGCCATTGCTACAACACTTCAATTAATTGATCAGCAACTACAAAGCGAAACATTTATCAAAAATGGTCGTTATGTAATTGGTGATCAAAGAAATCTTGATGAAGCCAAAGAAGCACAAAAAATTCTTTACAGAAAGAATGAAGTAGAAAAGTTCAGACTATTAAATCCTAGAGATCAGAAACCTGAAAATATTGTAGCAAGTCTAGATCAACCAAACTATAGAAAATACATAGATCAAATGCAAGCAACTGGAGAAGTACCAGTAGAAGTCAAAAGTCATGCTGAAACCATGAGGATGACACCACTGGAATGGGTAAATTATATTGCACCTGCTTTAGGTAAAGAACCCATTGAATTAAAAGACAATAGCTGGGAAAGCATGGTACAAAATGCACCACCAGCAACTAAAAATCTATTCACTATTAATCCTAGTGATGCACGCTTCCAACGTGGACTACAGATAATGAATGGTACTTTAGGTTCTGCGCCTGTTCGTGGTGTGACAGCACCTTTGTCAGGTTCCATGCAAGAGCAAGGGAATCAAATGGTGACATACATGACAAGTGAATTAGGTATGTCAAATTTTCATGCACTAGGACTACTTGCTAATGCTGTACGAGAGTCAACCTTAAAAACAACAAATCCTGGCGATAGCGGTACAAGCGATGGATTGTTCCAATGGCACGCTGGCAGGCTTAGTAGAGCCAAAGCTGCTTTAGGTGGTAATTGGGATGATTGGAAGTCGCAAATTAAATATGCGTTAGAGGAACCAGGAGAGCCTGGACAAGAGTACTTGCAACAGCAATTTAGTTCAGCTCAGGAAGCTGCAGATTGGTGGATGAGACGTTGGGAACGCCCAGCAAAGCCAGAACGAGATTCCAATCGTCACAGAGAAATTCTGCAAAACTTTTAAATGAATGAAGAAGAACAGCTAGGAGGTACGCTTCCTGAACTAACCGAAGAAGAACGACAACAGCTACTAGCTGATCAAGAGCGTAGTCAAAGTCAACTTGATGAGTTAGGTCAAGCAATAGCTGTAGATGAAGAACCAGAAGCAGAGGCTACGGCACCTGTAGAACAGACACAGCAACAAACAGAGCAAACCCCCGCTGTAGATAAATACGGATGGGGTACAAAGAAGCAATCAATCCGTGATGTACAGATTGGTGGAGAACTAGAAGGCTTTGCACAAGATCCAAGACTAGCTGGTGAAATAGCTGCTTCTATACCGACAGGTGTTGTAGATGCAGTTGTAGATGCAGCTAACTTCTTAGTAGATCCAGAAGACGCAATGAAGAATGCGCCTGGTCTACCAAAGATACCTAAGTTTGAAAATGATGTAGCACAAACAGTACGAGAGCTATCATCTATTGTTGTACCAACACTTGCATTAGGCGGTGGTGGTTCTGCAGCACTTGCATCAAAAACTAAGAATGTAAAGCTGCTTGCAGATCCACTTGTTAGATATGCAGGTAATACTTTATTCCAAGCTGGTGTTGGTGCAAGCGTTGACTACGTAACTGAATTTAACCAGAAGGATGACAATGCTACTGGGATGTTAAAGAAGACATTCCCACGATGGATGGGTTGGGTACCAGATAGTATTGCAACACTTGATTCAGATAGCCCTGATGTAAAGCGAGCTAAGAACGTTACTGAAGGAGTAATACTTGGTGTTGGCGTAGATATGTTGCTTGGCCTAACAAAATGGGCACGGCAACTAATAGGTATGGATAGAGCAACTAGATTCGTTGCAGAAGGAGAGAAAGCTACTAACTACTTTAAAAAGAATGTAGAAATAGATCTAACTCCTGAAGAAGTAGTTGAAAGATCAGCTGGTAAACGTACAGTTGAGTTAGATGAAATTGGTGCTTACAACTTTGATAGGTCAACTGATCTTGACACACCAATCTTTGGATACCATGATCTATACGGTCACCAAGAGCAAGGCATTAGATCAGTAGATGATTTAGGTATCATTGGCGCTACAGTTGATGTAGTACGTATTAATAAAAATATTGATAGTACTTATGGACGTGTAGGAAGCATGTTATCTGAAGGTGCTCTGAAGTTCATGACTGAATCAATTGAGAACAGTCAGTTTGCACTCAGAGGACTAGCTGAAACAATCAAAGATGCTGGTGAATACGGCTACCAAACAGCAAGTGGAAGGTATATCAGCCATGGTGAAATCATGGAAGAAGGTACTAAATTAGCTTCTGACTTCCATGAAATGGATCTAGCAGAACTGCAAAGAACAATCTATCCAGGTTCTATTTACCAAGGTAAGAACGTAGATACCAGGACTCCAGAGCTTACGAGCGAAGCTTATGCAGGTGTAATGGGTGCAATCAAGCTGTACATGGATGACTTTGTCAACATGGATATTATGAAAGCACAAGCGTATGTAGGGACTTCTATAGGTGGACAGATCTCTGATATGTCTCAAGGCGTAAGACTGATTGATGAAACGGCTGCTTTAAATAGAGCACAAGAGATGGTGCTAGAGCGTGTTGAGTTCTTAATGGCTCAGAAAGGTATGACATCTTATGCACGTGGTAGAGCATTAAATATGCTAAACCTTTGGGATAGGATGACAGCCAAAGGTTCTAAAGCATTTAACAAAGCTGAAAGCACACGAATCACGAACCTAATAAAGAACGAAAAGAATCCAACGCTACAAGCAATGGAACGTATCAGACAGGAGTCAGCAGATACAGTAGCCAATCTAAAAAGGATTAACGAAGAAAATCCACAGATGTTGGCACCACTGATGATGGCTTATGAACTAACTGATGGAAATGTAAAAACAATCCACGGTTTAAATCAATACGTAAGGAAATCAACTGGAGTAATTAGTAAGGCATTTATTGATTTAGAACCAGAGATTCCTTCTGTCATCATTCAAGGTTTCTATGCAAACCTCTACAACTCAACACTGAGTGCCTTATCAACACCAATTAAAGCTATAGCTTCAGGTGTCCACTTAATGGTAGAGAAACCTCTACGTACATTTGCAGGAGCACTACCAATTATTAATGGTAGTAGGTCAGGAGACTTTGCAACGATTAGGCGTGGGTTGTATCAGTACAACAATACACTTGACGCACTGCAGAAGTCCTTTGAATACATGGGCCAGATCTTCCAAAGGTCAGCCTTAGATCCAAATGTAATTAATGTAAGGGATGACCTTGGATTAAAAAATACAAAGCAACTGGAAGTCTTAAATGCCTTTGCTGACGGTAAAGCTAGAGAAGGTGATTTCGGACCGCAAGCATTGATGCAAAATATCAATGATATGAATGATCTAGCTAATCATCCTTGGCTAAGGTTTGGAACACGGTCTATGCAAGCAATGGATGGTTTCACACAATCTATGGTTGCCCATATAGAAACTAGAGGCAGAGTATTTGATGAAATCACTGAAGGTGGTACCAAGCAATTTGACAAGGCTGGGGCTGATGAATTAGCAGATAAAGCTTATAAAGCTGTATTTGATGAAGATGGGATCATTAGAGATACAGCAGTAGAAAAAACTGCTGGTGAAATCTCAATGAATCTAGATAATAAATTTACCAATGCAACATCTGACTTAATAAGGATGGTACCTGCATTGAAGCCATTCCTGTTGTTTACTAAAACACCTTTGAATGAATTAGCACTTACTGCTTCTTATAATCCACTAGGTTTATTTGTAAAAGATCTGAATGCTTATAAGCTACCATTCGATCAAATGCCTGGTGAAGAAGTAGATAGACTGTTGAGGCTAAGAGGGGTTGAACCGACTGAGTTCACAGCACGTGCAAAATACAATGAGATTCAAGCGGATCTAAAGGGACGAAAAGCCTTAGGTAATTTAATGGTTGGAGGAGGTGTCGGTCTATTCATGACTGATCGTCTGCATGGCAATGGACATTACAACAGGCAGAAACAAAAACTAAGACGTGAAGCTCAGTGGAAACCTAGATCAATTAAAGGTCTAGATGGAAAGTGGTATAGCTATGACGGCTTAGGTCCACTTACTAACTGGTTAGCATTTACAGCAGATGTAATGGATAACTTTGATTCATTATCACCAGATGAAGCAGGTGAAAACCTAAAGAAAGCTTCATTTATCTTGGCATCTTCTATTACTGAAAAAAGTATGCTGGCTGGATTACAACCATTCTTAGATGTAGTACGTGGTGATGGTGGTGCAATTAATAAGTGGGGTTCAAGTTTCCTTAGTTCTGCAACTATTCGCGGTTCTAGTCAGTTGAACGAAATTGCAAGGCTAATGGATCCAGCACTAAAGGAAGTAGATACAAGTCTTACTGACTTGATCATGAATAGAATACCACTTCTGAAAAGCTCCTTACCTAAAGAGTACGATTGGATTGATGGTGGTGAAGTAAATCTACCTGATAACTTCTTGGCTCGACTAAGGAATGCTTACACACCCTGGAAGGAAAGCGGTGAAATCAGTCCGGAAAAACAATTCTTGATTGATATTGAATATGACGCTACACCAACACTAAGAACAAATGGTAAAGGTACGGAGCTAACTAATACAGAACGCTCTGAAATTACTAATGAAATGGGTAAAGAGAAGTACTTTAGAGATGCTATCAGACGTGTAATGAAAGGCACGACTGCTAATGAGTTTAGAAAGAGCTTTAAAACAGCTCGTAGTAAAAAACTAAAGCCTGATATCTCAACTATTGAAAATCTACACGTTGAACTTGACTTGGCTTTACGTGAATCAATGGCTTTAGCTATGGCTAATACACCAAGCATGACAAGTATTCAAAGGAAGTCTTATGTACAAGGTGTAGTAGGTGAATACCTACGGAGAGGTGGTACCGAGAATATAGAAAGAGCAGAAAGATTTATGGATTCAATGGAGAAAAATCATTCTAGGTAAAGCGTAATGGCAACTACACAAAACACATACACAGGAGATGGTTCGACAACGAACTATTCGTTTACATTTGAATATATCAAGCAAGCAGATGTGAAGGTAACTCTTGACACTGTTGCTACAACTGCATTTACATTTGCTAACGCTACAACGCTGTCATTCACCACAGCACCTACAAGTGGAGCTGCTATCCGTATTTTCCGTAATACAGATATCACGACACTAAATGCTACATTCTTCCCTGGTTCAGCGATTAAAGCTGAAGACCTAAACAATAACTTTACTCAGACGCACTTTGCTACGCAGGAAACTGATAACGAAGTAGTTACGTCTAATACCACTGCAAACACAGCTAAGACAACAGCTGATACAGCATTAACTAATAGTTCGGCGGCTGTGACTACAGCTAATGCGGCATCAACAACGGCAACTACTGCTGATACAAATGCCAGTGCAGCCGTTGTTACAGCAAATGCTGCCAGTGCTACAGCTACTACAGCATCTACTAATGCTGCTAGTGCGGTTACAACGGCAGGCACAGCCTCAACTAATGCCAGTGCAGCTGTCGTTACAGCTAACGCAGCTGATGCTAATGCTACGACTGCATTAACTAACTCACGAGAATCTGATGGTAGTGGTGGTTTTACAACAGCTATCGCAAAAGCTAATACAGCTGTTACTACGGCTAACAGTGCTAGTACAAGCGCAACGTCAGCTACAACTACAGCTAATACAGCTAATACAAACGCTACAGCAGCTGTTAATACGGCAAACGCAGCTAGTGCAGCTGTATCTAATGCTGTTCTGTTTACGCTAATTGCAAACGTAGCAGCAATCCCTGGAAGCCCTTCTAACAATGATTACATTGAGATGGGTAACAGTACAGGTGTTGAATCATTCAGCCCCCTTTCAGGCGTTCCTAGTGGCTTTGTAGGTCACACAGGCTTAACAGTACGTCTTAGGTATGACACATCAGCTACCTCTTGGGTATGGATGAGTTATTTCGCTAATGACTCCGAAACTAGATATGTCTCACAAGACAATACAAGTGCAAATCTCCCTACAGGTACAACCGTTCAACGGCCTAGTTCACCTGCAGCAGGAATGTTGAGGTTTAACTCAACAGACTCCAAGTTTGAAGGCTATGACGGCTCAGGCTGGGGTGAAATCGGTGGTGGGATTGCCACTATTGATGCTGGAAACTTTAATACAGGTGGATCACTTGTATCAACAACTGAAACATACGACGGAGGATCTTTCGACTAATGCCTACACCTACTAATAGAACACCTGTGCGCGTAGCACGAGGTACATATTCTAATCTTAATTCTTCTGTTTCTGATATTCAGGAAGGAGAGATTGCCTACGCAACTGATCAAGACAAACTATATGTCAAAGAAGGTTCAAGCCTTGTTGACGCTTCAACTACAGATATCTCCGGTAAAGCAGATCTTGCTGGTCCTACTTTTACTGGTGTACCTGCAGCTCCTACAGCCACTAGCGGTACTAATACCACTCAATTAGCCACTACAGCGTTTGTTGCTGCTGCTGTACCTGATATTAGTGGTAAAGCTAATTTAGCTGGACCTACGTTTACTGGTACTGTAACCATTCCAGCAGGTGCCAGTATTGCTGACATCGGTACAACAATC